CGATCCAAGTGTGATCACGGTTTTCTTTTACCCGGATAGCGTGGAGACAGAACGCGAAGAAGAGGTTAAGGCGGCGTACCTGGACTACCTGAACAGCGTGCTTGCTGAGCCCGACACACACGTATATCCTGTATTGGAAGCACAGGATTTGTATGATGGAAAAAACGTACAGTATGTAGGCTACGCCAATTTTTACGACACAAACGCACAATCGTACCAGCTCAACGATTTTGATGCAGACCCGCTCTTGGGGCAAACCTATAAACAGAAAGGATGGAAAAACACCCTGGTGCCCATGCCCTTTCTTACATCGGTACTAACTGCGATTTTCCAACACGTCGGCGCTACCTCTATTGCTGGCGATTTCGTGGAAAATCAAGAGCTCCAAAAAATCATAGTTTTCAATACCAGGACTTCGGATAAGCTCGAGCACATAAGCCAGTACTTTGTCAATTCACAGTATTATTCCGATATCAATGCACCCTACAACGCATTGAGTAGCCAAATCAATCTAGCCAACCATCTGCCTGACCTTACGGTATATGAGTTCCTGCTCAAGTTAGCCGGTACGTTTGCGCTCACCTTTTCCATCGATGGCGTACTGGGTCAAGTGCGTACCGTAGAAAGCCAATTGGGGCAAACCGCCGAGGATTGGACAGAGAAGTTTTCAATAGGCTACTCTATTAGCCCACCGGAGTATGACGGATTTGAACTCGATTTCGACCGACAGAGCGAAGACGAATTGATTGCCGACCAATTGCAAAGGGTGCCACCTGTCGCCGAAAGCATAAAGCCACTCAAAATCGTATCTCCTTTCTTCTCGCTGTATAGCCATGTAGTAGATGTGCCGGAGCCTTATGTATGGCGTTGGCAGGTGCCGTACTTCAATGGCATAGGTGCATCAACGCCCTATGGGATAGCAGGAAAAAGCCCTTTCATGCTCTTGTTTTACCACGGGCTGCAAGCCAATTCGGATGGCGACACCTACCCACTGGCCTCTGCGCACAATAGAAATTTCGAAGGCACACAGGTCAATGAATACTCCATGGACTGGGTAGGACTCAGCGGCAGGTATGAAAAGTTCTGGAAACGCTACGTGGCCTATATGTCCGGCGAAACAGTGTCCAGGGAGGCTGTTCTTACCCTCGCAGACTTACTGGCATGGCAGAAGAACCCTGGCAAGCCCATATACCTGCGGCACCCGAAAGGGAACATACAAGGTATCATCAAGGAAATATCCGTTCGGATTACTGACAAAGGATTAGGCATAAGCAAAATAACCATCGCAAAACAACCATCATGAAAAAGAAACGCGTGAACTGGGGCTGGATAGTAGCCCTGTTTTTATTGTCCGTATTCATTGTGTTTATCGCGATGTTGCTGCGGGCGTGGCAAAACTTTTCCTTATAGCTATGGCAGCAAATCGCTTGGTAATTCAAGACAAAGAATATCTCATCCCAGAAAAGTGGGATGACTTGACTTTTGAATCTGCCCTCAAAGCATACGAGTTGCTGATGCTGGACACACGTGGTCTTTTCCCCAATGAACAGGATCTGCCTTTTCGGCGCATCGAGTTGATGAAACTGATCCTGGATGTTGATGATAGTTTTCTTCGAGACTGGGAAGAAAGCTGCAAAGCACTTGACCCAGAAGACGGGCGCACAACCTTTCTTGCCGATCTCGATTTTGTGTCACGTATTGTAACGGAAGGGTTATTCACTAATTCAGATAGTGGCCGTACGCAAGTATCGCTGACCTGGACCAAATGCCCATGGCCTGTTTTGCAGTACAAGGATCGAAAAGGCAAAACGCAAAACCTATATGCCCCCTCTGATGGCCTGGACAATTTGACCATTTATGAGCTGGGTACTGTTTTCATGACCTTCGAACGCTTTGTCAAAACCGATGACAAGGATATTGCCATAGAACTGATCGCCACTATATATCGCCCTGGTAAGCCGTACAGCATCGAAAACCAAATGAGTGGTTATCGCGGCGACCGGAGGCTGCCCCTTCTTCATCACGAGAGCACTGTCCAGTCCAGGATGAAAATATTGAAAGACCTGCCTTCACTGGTCCAGGGATTTATCTTGTTTTGGGTCGCTTGCTGCCGGCACAAAATTATAGGCCAATACCCCAACCTATTTGGCGCTTCCGATACTGGAGGAGAACGAATGGGAAATGATTACGCATGGGGAGGCGTACTCCTTAACCTGGCCGATGGCATCGTACACCTGGACCAGGTCGCTTCCCAGCCTTGGGCTACCGCGCTCACCTACATGTCTATGCTCGAAGATAGGAGGAAGGAAATGGAGCTTCAACAACGCAAATCACAAAATCGAAATAGATGAGAACTGAGCTTGCTTACAAAGAAGCGGATGCCTGGCTCAACCAGGAGACGGTATTCGACGCCGGGCCTTCCGCACCGCCAATATGCGCTGGACCAACAGCACGCGGCGCGGCGGTAGGCCAAACTAAAAATGAGTTCCTCGTAGGAGAACTCATGAAAAGCATCAACCTCCAAATTTTCAAACGCGACAAAGCCGGCAACCTGGAGTACAATGCCGGTGGTCGTGTCCAGATAGACTGGGTAGCCGTGCTTACCGGTCTTATCAAATTGGTAGGGAAAATCATTGCCTTGTCCAAGCTGCACGAGGCACAGCAGGTGAAGTAGCCACGCTGCAAATGCTGTCCTTTAGCTGTACATACATGCTGCCTAACTTGCATGTATGTACAGCTTTCGCCAAATACTCAACTACATGGATTCCGAGCGGGTATTTTCCTGTAAGGTGGTCACGTACGACCACAACAGGAAAGAGGGCGGCGACATCATAGAGCTCAGTGGAAAAATGCTCAAGCACAACCACCGCGACAAAGGCGGCAGAGAGCTCACCCAGCAAGAGCTGAAACAATACCAACGCATCGGCCTACAAAAAAATCCCCACCATCGCAAGTGGTACACCCGTAACATTCAAATCTGGTCGGATGGAATCCCAACCATTGTCATCAAAAAAATTCATATCCCCCTGATTGTCGAGTTCAACGGTGAACAGGTAACACCTTAGCAGCTATGGGTACTACAACGCTACACGTCATACAGGACGAAACAGGAAAGCATAAGGTCATCCTCCCCGACGACCGCCATTTCAAGGTAAAAGCAGAAGTGCCCGGGGAGCGCAGCCCTATTGATACGATGCCTAAGCCTGCCTTGGCCATGTATGAAGAGAGCCTTACCGCTGGGTATAACTGGGCCCCGTGGGGAGAAGACGACCTATTGCCCACTCGTATCCGGGCTAAGATATATGAAGTGCCTATGGCCGGCCAGGCCGTGTACAAGCTCGTACAGATGATGTGGGGAAATGGCATTGCCTATTTTCGCAATCGCGATATCTACGACAATGACGAAACGACCCGCCCCAAACGCGCCCGCATCCCTGTCATTGACCGGTGGTTGCGATTGAACCGCATCAATACCAGCTATCTGCCTGCTCAGTTTGCGGATTACCGCTTCTACATGAATGCTTTTTCGGAGCTGGTACTTACCAATGATCGGACGCAGATTGCATCGGTGTATCATAAGCCTGCCGAGTTCTGCCGTCTCTCTGTGCAGAACAAAAGATCTATGCTTTCAGAGTACCTGCTATACACGCCAAAGTTTGCGGAGGGCTGGACGCCCCAGGAACCGGAGATCAGAAAAGTACCCATGCTGAATATGTATGATCAGTATGGATTCCTCCAGGGCTTGCGCGGAAATAAATTCGCCTGGCACAGCCGCTTCGAAACGCCTGGCATAGTATACTACGCCCGTCCGTTTTGGCTTGGCCTTTTCCGCAACGATGGGTGGATGGATGTCAGCAGTCAAGTGCCTCGCATCGTGAATGCCATGATGAGAAACCAGATAGTGCTCAAGTACCACATTCTCATTCCAGATACATACTTCCAAATTCGCTACCCTGACTGGCAGTCATTCACCCACGAGCAGCGCGAATCTCTCATTGACGACCTGATCAAAAAAATCAACCAAACCCTCTCTGGCACAGACAATGCCTTCGCATCCATCGCCACGGTATTTCAGCAGGATCACGCCACCCAGGAGCCACTGGGCAAAATAGAAATCCTTGCCGTGGATGATAAGATCAAGTCCAACGCCTGGGTCCCATCTTCCGAGAAAGCCGATGCACAAATTGTGCAAGGGCTTGGCCTGCACCCTTCCCAGGTAGGTCTCGCAACAGAAGGCGGGAAAATGGGCGCTGGTTCCGGAAGCGATCAGCGGGAAAGCTACAATACCGGCATCACGCTGAACACCATCGAGCAGGAAATCGTACTGGAAACCCTCAACTGGATTGCAGCTTTCAACTCTCAGACTGACCCGGAGAACTGGGATATCACCTTTTTCATAGATCACACCACTCATACGACGACTAACCTACAGGAATCAGGGCTAAAACCCAGTGACACAACGTTGGTCGTAGAAAACTAAAGGATATGCTTTTTGCTGAAATTTCAGACGTCAAATCTTTTGTAGGTGGTGGGGCCAACCTCAGCATGGAAATAGCCAGCATCTCCCCTACCATGTTCATGGCAGCGCAGAAATACCTGGTGCCGGCACTTGGCCCATTGTGGCAAGAGCTGAAAGACGCTTATGACGAAGATGATTTAAGCCCTGCCCAGGAAGCTATCCTCCCCTTTGTGCAGCGACCATTGGCCTACTTATCCCTCTACGAATATACGCAGGTAGCATCGGTGCAATTTGGTGAAGCCGGCTTGTTTCGCGTCGAGGGCGAAAATGCGAAAACCCCCTACAAGTACCAGGAGAATGCGTACAAGGATCACATGCTGCACACCGGCTATGAATCTATAGAATGGATGCTGAAATTTTTGTACGCCAACAAGGATGATTATCCAAGTTGGCGTGACAGCAATGCTTTCCAAAACTTGTTCGGGTGTATCCTCAACCTGGCAGAAGATATGCGCGGTGCCTACTCCCGCTATCTGAGCCGGTACACGTTCGAGGTCATCCGCCCTATCATCTCCGACGTAGAAAACTTTGCGCTGGTCCCGCTGATGGGTAAGGATCAGTATGCAGACTTGATTTCCAAGATCCAGGAAAACAATCTAAGCGACACGGAGCGCCAGTTGGTGGCGCTATGCCAAAGGGCAGTCGCCAATATGGCTATGATGGAAGCCACTGCCAGATTATGGGTACGCATCGAAGGGGCACACGTGGTGCAAACGGAGCGCTTGGAGCCGCAAGGCTACGAAAAAACCACTCCTCCTATTGCTTCCGCGCTCGGCTTCAAGATGCGCCGCGAGGAGCTGATGGGTAATCGCTATATCGCTCAAGTGAAAAGCTATCTGATTGATCACCTCAACGATTTTCCACTATATGCCGAGTTCAATTTCATTTATGTTGCCGACCAGCAAGAAAGTTCGGAGGCCAATGATATCGTTTCGGCAACTCGCGACCGCCAAAGCTGTTGCGGGTCGTGGCCGTATTGCTCTCACGCCTTGGAATCAACTACGAAAGGAATCGTAAGACTATGACCCCTACCCCTCTGACCGAAGAACGCCAGAAGCTGTTCATCACTGAACTGCGCAACTGGACCAATGCCACGAAAAAGCAGATGCTTTTCCGATTGGCCGCTATGGGAATGCACTCCAAAGTAAACGCCAGGAAGAGTACCGAGGGAAGGCAATCTCAACTGGCCGCGAGCATTAAAGGATCGGTGAAAATGCGCGGTGGCGACATTGACGCCATCCGGTTTTCATTTTTGTACTACGGGATATTCCTGGAGCATGGCGTAGGGAAAGGCCGGAAAAGAGAATCGGCAGCCGCCGTAGCCAATAAGCGCCCATGGATCCAACCGTCACTGGGCAGGGCGTATTATGTACTGGCTGACCATATTGCCAACAACTATGCCGATATGGCCGTGGGCAATATCCGCATCATTGTGCCAGGCATCATCAACACCACTATCAAAACCTAACCATGGCAGAAACGAGGAGGGCGGTCAACATTTACATCAATGGCCGGGAAATAAACAATACGCTCAAATCCATTGCAGCCGAAAAGCGTAAGGTCTCCAACGAGCTGGAACGGATGACCATGGGTACTGATGAGTATGAAAATAAAGTGCGCGAGCTGCAAAAGCTCAATGGGTTGATCCGCGAGCACCACGACAGAGTTCGTACCGTAGAGGATGCCTGGGGAAAGGTGAAAGCTGGGGCAAGTACGGTAATAAATTACGTCGCAGGCTATTTGGCAGCCGACGTGATCATTGCGTACGGCAAAAAGCTTTTTGATCTTGGGGCACAGATGGAGCTGCTCTCCCAAAAAGCGCGCACGGTATTCGGAGAAGCCCTCCCCAGCATTACCCGCGAAGCCCAGGCCAATGCTACCGCCATGGGGCTTACCACTTCCGAGTATATCAATGCCGCTGCCGCCATAGGTGATCTGCTCATCCCTATGGGGTTTCAACGCAAAGAAGCCGCCGACATATCGGCGCAACTGGTCAACTTATCTGGAGCCCTCAGCGAGTGGACAGGTGGTCAAATAACCGCACAGGAAGTATCTGACAAACTTGCCAACGCATTGCTGGGCGAACGCGAAGAGCTCAAGGCATTGGGAATATCCATTTCCCAGGCAGATGTAGATGCCAGGCTTGCAGCAGAAGGGCTTGACAAGCTTACAGGATCCGCTTTGGAGCAAGCACAAGCACAAGCTACCCTCAATATCATTATGGAGAAATCCATTGATGCGCAGACGGCTTATGCGGGAAATTCGGATATGGTTGGTCGGCGACAAGCAGAACTACTGGCTAAGTTCCAACAGCTACAAGAAAATCTTGCCATAGTCCTTCTACCAGTAATGGAAAGGTTGGTGAGTACTGCTATCGAGTTGGGTGAATTTTTTCAGATACTGTCTTCTAACGTAGATGCCAACAGCGCTGCAAATGATCGTGCAATACGATCTGTAATGGATCTGAAAGAACAGTTTAACTTAGAAATGGAAACCCTCAAGCGAGGCAATATTTCTAAGGAAAGCAGAAAGAAGCTTATTGATGAAATCAACGGCAAGTATGCACAGTACTTGCCCAACCTTATTAAAGAGACCGATAACCTTAATCAGATCACATCCGCACAAGACCAAGCCAATAAGGCATTCCAAGAGCGGATAACGCTTATGGCGTTTGAAAAGCAAATGGGTGAGCTTCAACAACGCCAAGTTGAAGCCAAAACGCGTGAGTTAGAGCTTCAAATTGAGCTTACAAAAGCCCAACAACGATTTGATGAAGCCAGTAAAAAATCATTTGCCACTACACAGATCATTACTGGCGTACAAACTACTGGCTATACAGACGCCAGTATAAAGCTGACAAAAATCAAAAATCAAATTGAAGCCAATGCTAAGGAACAGGAAAAACTAAATCAACAGACAGAAAAATACCAAGTACTTGCCGGCAAGATGGGCGTATCCCTCAGCGGCGCAACGCCCACCGAAGGAGGAAAAAACCAGGGCGAATCAGAAGCAGATCGTTTGGCAAGAGAGGAAAGACAACGCCTGGCAGAACAGGCAGCAGAGCAAGCACGTAAAAGAGCCCAGGCACAGGCAAAAAGCGAAGCCGACGAAATCGAAAAACACCAAAAGCACATCCAGCAGATCCTCGAAAAATACAAGGTCGAAAACCAAATGGCCAAGCTTTCCGAGGATGAACAGAAGATAGAACGCCTGCGCATCGAATTCGACAAAGAAATCGCCCTGGTCAAAGAGCTCGAAGCCAAAAAAGTAAAAGGTGCCACCGAACAGCGCATTGAGCTCGAGCGATACAAGCAACAAGCCATAGATGCGCTTGCAGATGAGCTCCTCGAGGCTCAGTTGAAAAAGGAGGAAGAAGACCGGGTAAAGCTTCAAGAAGCACAAGACCAAGCAGCCTTAAAACGCATACAGGATAAACTCGCCATGGAGCAGAATCTTCAATCCATGGTCAATGATTTTGTGCTTTCCGAGCAGGAAAAAGAGCTTCTACAGCTCCAAACCCACTACCAAGAAATGCTTGCCTTGGCCGAAAAATTAGGCGTTGACACCACGGCCATCACACTAAAGTACGATGAGGAAAAAAAGAACATCCAAAAGAAGTTCGCCGAGGAGCAGGCCAAAGCCACGAGCGAGCAGATAGACAAACAAATCGCAGAGCAGGAACGGCAGTTGCAGCAGGCACAGCAGGCATTTAGCGCGATCGGCAATGCGATGTCAGATGTGATTTTTGCATTCGCTGGTGACAGTAAGGTAGCTGCCGAATTCCAGAAAGGCATCACCCTGGCGCAAATCGGCTTCGACACCGCCAAGGCTATATCAGGCATTACCGCCGCCGCCGCATCTACCAGCATAACGCCATTCGATTTCGCGATCAAAGTTGCCACGGGGATCGCCACCGTCCTGACCAATATCGCCAAGGCCAAACAATTGCTCACCCAAAAAATACCAGATGCCCCTCAGCGATACACCGGAGGCTATTACGATGTGATCGGTGAGCGCGACGGCAAAACCTATAATGCCCGGTATCTGGGCCGGCCAGGCACCGGTATGCTGCCCGGCACACCCAGCCTTGTTTTGGCCTCCGAAAAAGGCGCTGAGTATTTCGTGGCGAATGAAGACCTGCGCAACCCAAAGGTCATGAACTACGTGCGCGCCATTGAAAACATACGCATGGATCGCGTCAACCAGTTTGCCACCGGTGGGGCCACCATAGACAATGCAATCGCACCGGCACCGACGGCTTTCGATGCCCGAGGACTGGCCTTGCTGCAAGAAATAAGCACCAAGCTGGACACCATGTATGCGCGAGTGGATGATCAGACCGTCGTGGAGATCTGGCGGCGCTACAAAAAAATCAACGAGTCAAGCGGCTTCACCTTGTAAAATCTTTCCAATGATATTGAGCGAATCAAAAATTCAACAGCTTATTGAAAAAGGGCAAATCGTCATACACCCATTTCGCCGCGACTGCCTCAACCCCAATTCCTACGATGTACACCTGGGAGAATACATCGGCGTATATATAGACCATGAGCTGGACGCCAAAAAGCACAATAAGATTCAGATCAAGAAAATTCCCTGGGAAGGTATTGTGCTCCATACTACTGGATATTTTTACAAAACCTATGGTTTTTGGCAGAAAAGAAGGCCAGGATGTACTGGATAAAACTGAGGAAATCGCGGCATTTGGTGGTCAGGATGGCAAGGCCGTCTCGGAAGATGGAGACTTCACGGCAGTGGGAGCCGTCCTTGTATCGGTTTAGTGGGGTAAGATCGCGCCGTTTCCACCCTTTGCGTATGGACAAGAGTAGGCCGTGGCAAAAAGAGCCAGGGGGAGCTTGTTCTTTCCGGCGGTTTTGAGGTTGGCCGTTCGGGCCAAGGGAATCAGGCAAGTGATCAGCCAGATATTTTTTACGACTCCAAGGCCGCAGGCAGCGTATAAATCGCTAAATTTGCGTAAGTGCGGGGAGAGCATTGATGTTTTTTGTTCACACCCAATATTTAGCTTTCTCTATACTTTTTTGAAAAGGTTTAGTAGTATGCTATTTATCAAAATTTTCTTGGTTTTTGGATTTTGAATTTCAATTGAAAGAAACTAAAAACAATAAATCTGTAAATCAAATATGAAGGAATTAAACTACATAGATTTATTCGCTGGTGCTGGAGGGCTTTCTGAAGGGTTTATACGTGCAGGATTTAAACCTATTGTACACGTAGAAATGAATAAAGATGCTTGTGACACTATTAAAACAAGAACAGTTTACCACTGGTTGAAAGAAAATAAGAAAAGCAGAATCTATTATGATTATCTAAAATCAGAGAATAAAAGCAAAGAAGAGCTTTGGAAAAATGTTCCCGAACATTTAATCAATTCAGTCATAAACAAAGAAATTTCAGAAAAAACATTGCCCGAAATTTTCAAGACAATTGACAAAGAGTTGAACGGGAAAAAAGTTGATTTAATTATTGGTGGTCCGCCTTGTCAGGCTTATTCTGTTGTTGGTCGTGCTAGAAAAGATATGGAAAGCGACCCTCGTAATCATTTATACAAACATTATGTCAAGTTTCTAGAAAAGTACAAACCAAAGATGTTTGTGTTTGAAAATGTACCGGGCATTTTATCTGCAAAAAACGGAGAGTATTTAAGCAAAATTTTCAAGGCTGTTAGAAACGCTGGTTATGAAGTTGCGATTCCTCCAAAAAATCATTTAAACGCAAAAGATTTTGGTGTTTTACAAGAAAGAAAAAGAGTAATCATCATTGGCTGGAAAAAAGAGTTAAACTTAAAGTATCCTGAATTTGAGACATCAGAACATAACTTTCAAATTTTAAAAGATTTGTTTTCTGATTTGAAGCCATTAAAAAATGGACAAGGAACTCTAAACGCAGTAGAATATGCAAAACCGACAACTGAATATTTAAAGCAAACAAATATTAGAAATGGTTTAGAGTTTGTAACACAACATATCTCAAGACCTAACAACGATAATGACTTGGAAATATATCAAATTGCAATAGAGCAATGGAACAATGGCAAAAGATTGAATTATGCAGAATTGCCAAAAAGACTAATCAAACATTCAAATACAGATTCATTTGTAAATCGTTTTCAAGTTGTAAATGGCAAAGGTGTTTCGCATACCGTTGTTGCTCATATTGCAATGGACGGTCATTATTACATCCATCCAGATAAAAAACAAAATCGTTCAATAAGTGTAAGAGAAGCTGCAAGAATACAATCTTTCCCTGATGATTATTTCTTTGAAGGAAGTAGGACGGCCGCCTTTAAACAAATAGGCAATGCCGTACCCCCACTGATGGCTCAAAAAATTGCAGAAAAAATTAGGGAAATGATATGCCAGAATATATAAAAGCCGAAATCGCAAAGCCAAACCCTAAATCTACCATAAACTCATATTTTAGGGCGAAGGCTAATCCAAAAGATTTGGAAGATTTAGGGTGGGACTTTACGACCGGATACGAGCAGGATGATCAGCTTATAGCACCCGATAGGCTAAAATGGGATGATACAGATTATATACTATTTTGGGCAGATGAGCGAGATCGAATTTTATGGACTATTGTGCACGACGGAATACCAGGCGATGCACAAACCTGCGACACAGCATACGCAAAAAAAGACATACAAACATTAGCCAATCTTGGTAAATTATTCTAAAACCATAACGCTATGAAGTTTTACAAAGTAACATCCACCAGTCCAGATGGTGTTAAGAGCACGGAATTGTATTATGGTGAAAGCCCTAAAGATGCCTTAATGCGTTTCAAGAAATATAATCCAAAAGCAATCCGTATAAGAGTAGGTAAAACAGCCTACGACACATTTGGCGATAAGCTTAAAAATAAAGTCATTAGCTAAAAAACTAATGATGAAGTTTATAAAAAAGGCCATCCACTTTATTTTTGGATGGCCTTTTTCATTCAGAGCTGTATCAAATAATCAGCTCGTCTTCCCAGGTGTTGATCAGCTCATTCTGCTTCTTCTTGTGCCGGTACCGGATCGTGATATCCGGTGAGCTATGCCCAGCCTGCTCCTGCACGGCAATGATAGATACCTGCTCCAGGGCGTTGGTGATACCGGTGTCTTTCCAGGAGTAGAGTTGCAGCCCTGTAATGTCGTTCAGCACTCCCCTACTTTTAAGGTTTTGCAACACCCTTTTGTGGCATCGGTACATATCGTGCTTAGTGCACTGGATCTCAGGGTGCGGCGCAAAGTTTTGCCCGAACACGAAATCTGAAAGCTTGTGCTGCTTCAAAAATTCTACATCGAAGTGCTTTTGAAAAGCCTTTGGAATAGTCACGTATCGGTTTTCCCAATCCTTGCTTCGGTCGAAGCTGATAAATACCGTCCAATCTTTCAGGTTGAAATCCCTGAACCGTAGCGACCTGATTTCGTTGGGCCGCAAAAAGCAGCAATACTCCAGGAGCACCGCCAGGAAAAGGAGTGGCTCTCTTTGCTTCAGCTCGCTCAGTACGATCCTGGCCTCCTCCGTAGTGAAGTTCCTCCGCTTTTTTGGTGGAAGCTTGGTTTTGAAAGGCACCTCTTTGAATGGGCATGCCTTTACATATTCCCTTTTGACCAGTTCTGAGAATATGCTGCGCATGTGCTGTATGATATTGTTGTAGGTAATACCGCTCACCTTCCGCTTTACGCTGCAATGATCCATATAGGCCATTGCATTCTTTTTCGAGAACTGGCTTATTGAGAAGTCTGCCAGGTGGTTTTCGCGCAGCCAACGCATGAATATATTGCCTGCGCTGCTGTACGTGCGGATGGATTCCGGTCGCAGGTTGCTCCGTTTGATGTCCAGGGCAAACTGTATCGCGGAAATGATATTGGTGGACTCGAGGGCGTTCACCCCGTTTTCCTCTTGGATAAGGCGATCCGCCGATTCTTCCCGGAAATTTTTGGCAGGTTTAGACCTGGACAGCCACCAATTGATTTTGGAGATTAGGTCTTGTGCGCGCAGCTCACGCTGCTTGAGGTTGGTGATCCGGTTTAGGTCAAAGGTGATTCGATACCTTTTGAGTACCCCTTTTTCTTTTGCGTAGAACCGAATGTACCAACGGTCGGAGCCTTTCACCAGCTCTGCCGGCGAAAAGTTAGGGCAAAAAATTTTTTTACTCATTTGGACTCAAATTTTTTGGCGCAATCCGTGTCAGAACTGTGTCAGCAATATTTGAGTCCCCATGAGTCAAGTTACTAAGTAATAACATCTTAGCTATTACTTTGGCGGAGATGGAGGGACTATTGCGCCCCAAACCCCAAAAAACAAAAAGCTGATTTGCAGGGCTTTGCAAACCAGCTTTTGAGGCTAAAATCAATGCTGACATCAATTTGACACCAAATTTGCCCTTCATACTTTATTGATTCAAAACTTATTGTTTTAATACAGCGCCTATTTTCTGACACACTTTGTGTGTATAGGCCGCTCGGGTATCACTTCCCCGACGCCAGGAAGCAGATCCGCGCTCCCCTGTTTACGGCGGCGACTCCCCCCCTTGCTTGATGCCTTGTGCCTCCTTCCAGGCGCGCAGCTCCTCCCGCAACTCATTTACCTCCTCGCTGATCTCCTCTACCCGCCTAACCAAAGCATGGTAGTTGTAGAGGTCGTTGTTCATTTCAGCGAATTTATTTTCTTCACTTTTTATGGTCATCTCACCTTCGCCTGTGATAACCCATACTGGATTTAAGTCTTTGTACGCGTTAATAAATGCCAAAACCACCTTACCGCCAGAGTCCTGATTATCATTGAAAATACTGTTAATCTTTCCAGTAGAAAGGCCAGTATCGGCAGATACCTCTCTTTGCTTTTTGCCAAGCACCGTTTTGGTGTAGTAGGTAAGCCTTTCGTTTATGCTCATTTCAGAAAATAAATATTTGTTTTTATGAGAATTTTTCTTGACTTGTTCATTTTTATGAACTACTTTTGTTCGTGTTATTAGCAAAGATACTAATCAAATGAACAAAGACAGGAAGTACAGAATCAAACAGCTTGTAGACGCCGCCCCTTACGGCGAGCGTGGTGTAATCATTCAAGAGCTGTGCGCCCATGCGGGCATTTCGTACGCAATGCTCCGCAAAATCTGGAACTACCGCCTCGACGACACCAACGAGGCAAAGCCCAGCCAACTGCTGGCCATCGCAGATTTTTTCCAAGTGGATATCTACGAGTTGCTGGCCCAGGTGCCGGCCACTGAAAAAGCCTAATGTATTTCTTCATGAGAGAGGTCCCGGTCGTCCGGGTATGCCGGACGACCATTTTCCAAGTAGCTTTCTTTTTCTTCATAGTATTTGTTGTTGGCCCCCGGGGTTTTTTTGAGTGCATGATGTTTTCCCCGGGGGCATTTTCGAAGCTTGTATTCATACTTTATTCTATGTATAGCCCCTGGCTCCGTGCCGGGGGCATTTTTCCAAGATTGGGTTTTACGATCATCATACGTATGCAGCCCCCGGCAAAAGAGCTGGGGGCCTTTTCCCAAACCGAAAAAAAAATCCGACTTCTGGGCACGCTACTGAGCGGCCACGTCGGGGTTCTTTGATCCTTAATTTCTGAATGATGAAAAATGCTTTGCTGTTTTTACTCCTGGGGCTATGCCCCCTATCCTCTCCCTGTCAACCGGAACCGCCGTTGGCCCCAGTGGCCGTGATCGTGGTGCGCTCTCTCAAGCACCCCTGGCCGGTTACGGTTACGACGCAAAAACCTGATTCGGTAACAATCAACGCGGTAAAGAAATGAGCGAACAACAAAAAGTAGGCCCTTACGCCGCTGAGCTGGGCGTGTACGGCGACAACAACGGGTGTTTGGTAGAGCTAAATGTGGGTGTGGAATCTGGCCTGGTAGGCATCCACACGTATCACGAAAACGGGGAGAATGGCAAATGCCTCCATGCCTATAAGGCAGAGGACATTGACCAGGCTACCCACGACCTCCCCTACTGGCAGGCGTATCTCAACGGCTATCTCCAGGGCATCGCCAGCAAGCCAACGCATGTCGACATATTCGCAGATCTTTTAGACGAGGATTACATCGTAACCTCAGAGAAGCAATTAGCCCTCAACATGATCCGTGCCATGAAGCAGGAGATAGACAACAACATCCCTGTGCAGGCTTGGAATACAAGGATTGCCGCGCATCGGCAGCTCATCAACCTGTGGATCAAAATCAATCAACAATTTCCAAAATAGAAACAGATGGAACCAATTCAAATGCCGGAGCTTGTACCGGATTTCCTACCCGGCCAGATGGTATATACCATCATGGAGGGATTGATTCACAGGGTCATGATCATCAAGGTAGATATCGTTCTTTACCTCGATGCCCCGGTACACTTTTTATACCACTTTTTATACCGCCCCGAATCCGAAGATGAGTCAGATGTGATTAAGACTATAGCGGCTACAGAGGTATTCCCCACCAAAACAGATCTCATAGACTGGCTCATGGACAACGTCCAAAACGAAGGCGCCTCCTGACCTTGCCGAAAAAAAAAGAGCCCGCTGGGCAATAGCCCGGCGAGCTCCTATTCTTAATTTCTGAACTTCAAAACTACAAACATTTTCAGTATGAACATGGAAAAAATTCAACAGCAGGAGATGGAACGTGCCAACCGCAAGGCGGCACATGCCACTTCCTTCATCGCCCGCAACTACTGGTTATGGGTGGTGGTCGCCTTTGTGCTCTACCCTCTCTCGGCGGTATTCTCCGCTGTGACGGAGGGCGGGCACATCCTCATCCGAGCGCGTGCCATGCTCGGGGAGGGCTGGGTGCCAATGGCAATTACCTTGATTCTCGTCATCATGATCGAGAGCCTCAAGTACTTCCTCGGTAAGGGAACCGTGGACGACCTCCAGGCCAACCCCTTCTCTGAGGGTGGTGCCGCCCTGGCAGCGTTCACGGTCAAGACCCTCGGCTTCCTGGCCATCATGACGTTCAGCGTGATGCTGAGCGTGAACGGTGCCGGCGTCATGAACGATTACTTTCGCAAGACGGTCAAGCCCGTGACCAGTGAGGTAGGCTACCTGGATGAAAGCGCCATCATCGCCAGGTATGACCAGGAGCTGCTCCCCCACCGGGAGAACATCAAGCAGTATGCTGAAATTAAGTGGAAGGGCACTATTACGGTGGATGCCCGCCGCATGATCCGTGCCGAACAACGGCAGATAGATCAGATCATAGCCGCACGCGACACAGAGCTCGCACGGGCGAGGGCCAACAACGATGAGATGAAAACCACCTGGGTCTCCGACACACAGGAAAACAGTAGCTACGCCATGGGCTTTGCCGGCCTGGGCGAGGCGATCTGTCTGTTTTGCCTCATCTTCATAGGCGTCTATGACGACGGGATCAAAAAACAGGTGCACAAAGGCGGGCTGCAAATAGTATCCACCGCCACCCCTACCCCGGCTCCGGGCAAAGACGAAGACATTATTACCTTGCTACGCACACTGGCCGCCCAGCAACAGCAGCCTACCACACTGACTACGCCAAGCCTGAACCAAGGAGAAGAACGCCGCAAGATCGGCTTTAACCGCCCCGAGCGCCCCGTAGAGATTGACACCCCGCAGATATACGGAGAAGACACTGAAAACCAAGTAGCAACTGGTGTCAACCGCACGAATTTGGACGTCAAGTATCTTGAACTGGCAAAGAAAAGCCTCAAGGCTAATCGCGCCGCATGGGCTGCGAAATTGCGAGGCAATGAAGGATACGCCGAAACAAACCTGAAACGCATGGCGGAGCTTGACAAGCAGATTGAAGAAGTAGAAAAGGAGATCAATAGCAGGTCATGAACGCCCAGCTCGTGATGCTCGTATTAGCTGTCATCCCACTCCTGGTATTGTGGTGGGGTGACAGCTCCCCCCCAAAACGCCGCCGCCGATAAGGCTCGACCATTCCATCCATTTTTGAATATGCTTTTACTGACCGAATTGATAGCGGTGTCCTTTGCACTGCTATCAAAACGGGCAACTTTTACCGTCTAACTGCCACAATCCATGATAGATGCACACTACATTGACCCAGAAATAGTGGATGCCATCAAGGCCCAGGCAGCACAGGGTGCTGTTCTGGAGTCGGTCTTGAAGGACTTCACCGATCTCAAACCGCAAGGCGTATCCCAGATAGGGGAGTGCCACCACTGCGGATCCAAGAAACTGACCTGGACGCCCAGCAAGAAGATCGTCAAGTGCTTCGCCTGCTCCAAGTACGCCACGGATGCAATCGCTTATCTGACTAATATCGAGGGGAAGACCTACAAGGAAGCCCTGGTATACATCGCAGATAAATATAGCATAGACATTAGCCGCCAGGCTACCCAGGCTCAGGCAAGCCAACCGCAGAGAAAGGGCAAGGAGAGCTTCCGCGACATGCAGCTCCGCCTTTCAGGCATATCCGACTCTTACCAAAAAATATACCTGGCCGAAGACGATTCCACCTCCGTACAGGTGGACCGCTACCAGGCAGGCACTATAGATCAGTCCTGGTCGGTACAGCCGGGCGATGATATGGTGTTGCACTACGTGGACCTCGATGGGTCCACGATGAAGTACATCAACGACCGGGGCACTGCAAAGCCCCTTATCCGTGTGCGCTGGAGCAACCCGGCCAACCACCGCGACAAAGCCGGCAACGATATAAAGTACCAGTCGCCCAAGGGGAGTGGGTCCCACCTTTGGATTCCCAACTGGATAATCTCCGCATGGAAGCAACACCAGGAATTTGATACCCTCTACATAACGGAGGGCGAAAAGAAGGCCGACAAACTTTGCCTTACCGGTCTGCCAGCCGTAGGCATTATGGGCATACACAACTGGAGCGCGGGCGGCTCCATGCCTCACCAGCTCGAGCTGATCGTGCAGCGCTGCAAGGTCAAGAGGGTTGTGTTCGTCCTCGACGCCGATTGGCAGGAAATAAGCATGAAAGGCAACAAGCCGGTGGACCTCCGGCCAAAGACCTTCTTCAAAGCGGTGCTCAAGTTCCGGGACTACTTCTACGGCTACCACAATGTAGGCATTGACCTGCGCATCTACTTCGCCTACCACCAGGAGGCAATGTACAAGGGCATTGATGACCTAATCGTGTACCAGTTCCAGACCGAGGAGCAAGAACAAGCCCTGGTCGCTGATTTCAACTCGGCCATGATAGATCGGGAAGGGAAGGGGCAACACGTGATGTGTCACGACATCACAGAGATGAGCTCCTATAAGCTCAAGGAGTACTGGGCGCTTCATTCCACGCCGGCCTTCCTGGAGCGCCACCGGGAAAAGCTCAAGAGCTTGCGCGAGTTCCAGATAGACAACATACAGCGCCGCTACAACACGGAAAGCGACGAGTTCGAGCTGGCGCAACCGATCCTGCCGCATGAGCAATTCTGGAAGATAGAGAAGTGGGAAGACAAGTCGGGCAAGCCGATGGAGCGCATCACGTACTTGTACGAAAACGCGTTGCAGTTCCTCTACAACCGGGGCTTTGGGCTGTATGAGTACAGCAAAAACGCGTTCCGATTCGTACACATCCAGGACAAGGTCGTGTACGAGACCACTCCGCAGAATGTACGCCGCTACGTCATAGACTTCACCCGGGAAATAGGGGAGCGCGATGTGCTGGAGGTCCTGCACCGGGGGGCTAAGCAGTACCTGGGTCCCGACAACCTTTCCTCCCTGCCCATCCGGAGGGTAGAGTTCAACAAGAGCCACAAGGACGCGATGTACTTATACTTCCAGAACGGATACTGGAAGATAACAAAAGACAGCATCACATCAGGACCCCTCAGCGAGCTGCCGGCGCACGTCTGGGAAAAAGGCATGATAGCCTTTGAGCCCGAGCTGATCGGGCCCCTTTGTAACTTCGAGCGCCAGAACGACGCCTGGCAGGTGAGCTTTCACGAGAAAGCTCGGGAATGCAACATGCTCGACTTCTTCCTTTGCACCTCTGACTTCCACTGGCAGAAGCAATACGTGCTGGTAGAGGATGAAGGGCGCAAGTGGTGGGTTCCCATGCAGAACCCAAAGCCTTACACCCCGGCAGAGACGCAGGAGCTATGGCACGGAATGCTCTGCAAAATGCTGGCCACTGGGTACGTCGCCCACGACTACCGCGACTATGGTATGATGAAAGCCGTCGTGGCCATGGATGGTATCGAGAGCGAAGTAGGGAAGTCCCAGGGCGGCACCGGGAAGTCTATCTGGGGGAAACAGTTCCAGCATCTCTTTCCGGTCGCCATCATTGACGGCAAAAAGAAGAACCTGGAAGATGACAGCTTCCTTTACGAGGGCGTGGATGAGCGCACGGGCGCGATACTTTTCGACGACGTGCGGGTGAACTTCAACTTTGAGTTCTTGTTCAGCCAGATCACTACCGCCGTGACCGTGAACAAGAAAGGGCAACCACAATTCACGGTGGACCCGCCCAAGTTCATTATCATCACGAACCACGCCCTCAACGGGGACGGGAACAGCTTCTCGCGCAGGCAATACCAGATCAGCTTCTCCGACTTTTTCAACTCCCACAGAACGGTGGCTGACCATTTCGGGCACCAGCTTTTCTACGACTGGGATTACAAGCAGTGGAACCTCTTCTACAACTGGATGGCTACCTGCATCCAGCACTACCTGCGCTACGGCCTGTCGTTCGGCAGCGTATCCGAGGAGCTGCACCGGCGCAAGCTGCGTCAGTTGATGGGGGAGAACTTCCTGGACTGGGCGAGCATCGTATTCGATACCGCTTTGAAAGCCGATGCACAACCCAACGGGATATTCTTGAACCAGAAGGTCAACAAGGTATTCCTCACCGAGAAGTACCTCGAGACGTACCCCAACGACCGGAAGTACATTGATGCCCGCAGTATCAAGCAAAGGATACAGTGGTACTGCGAGTATGCCAAGTTGGAGTTCAACCCCACCACGAAAGGGGAGAGGCTCAAGAGCAACGGCAAGGAGTACTTCATCGTAGCCGATGAAAACTTCGACGCCAACGCCATACAGTGGCGTCAGATAGACAGCAACACCGATATATAATGTTTGGACTTGTTTGATTTTGTGTCAAAAATCGAACAAGTCCAAACATTATATATTTTTTTCTTCTTTTTTTGAAAAGGAGACCACTATAAATTTTGGTAAAAGCAGTGGACTTTTGGACTGCCTTTTGTAAGTGTATGTATTTCAAATACTTATGAGCATATAACAAAGTCCACCCGAAAAAAAGCCGTTTGGACTTTTGGACTGCCTGTAAATCAACAATTTATGACGATTTTCAATAAAAACAGTCCAAAAGTCCAAACAGTCCAAAAAGCAGTCCAAACAGTCCAAACCGTTTGGACTGTATAAGACCCTGATAATCAGATTATTTAACCCAGGCAGTCCAAAAGTCCACTTAAAAAACCAGAATTGGACAAGGACTCTCTGTCAAACCGCTCTTATCATGGCATTATCCAAGAAGTCAGTTCAGGCCAATCTGACCTATGCAGTGCGGGATTACCGACAAAAAATGAGCCTCATGCTTGCCAAAGGGGAGATTAGCGCCAACCACATGAAACGGGTTTCAGACAACCTCGAAGCGGTCCTGCTCTTTGTGGATGCAATCGAGTCTGAGGGCATGGAAATCGAAGAAATCACTATGTACCTGAAAGCCCAGGCGCAGCGTGCGATGCTGGAAAAGCAGGGCAAACTAAACTTTGACAAATGAAGCAGCCCAACCTTTTGCGGCTCCAACAACGGGTATCCATTGTGCGTGGCCCGTGGACCGGGCACACTGGCGTGGTCATTGACCGGGAACCGATTGTAGATGCCTATCGGTTTTACTACCGCTACCTGGTGCGCATTGAGATATCCAGCACTCACTTACGCTGGGAAGAGCTGCTGCGTGAGGATATGACTGTTGCCCAGCGGGCCGTACAAGCACCTCGTTAGGATCAACGGGGTGGTAAAAAGATTGATGGATATGACTATTGGCCGGCTGGCCTTCATCTTAATTTCTAAAATATGAGCTTTGAAGATTTTGTAAGATCTTGCCACCTTACCCGTGGGATATGGCTGCACAACAACATCACGCATTACTGCTGGCACCTTGTGGATCGCGATAAAAGACGTATCGTGGTAGAGGGAGCCCAGGAATGTAGCCTGGCCGGCGATATAGCTTGCGGGCAATATACTTCAACGGTGATACCGTCAGGGATAGAGCTGCCGGCGAAAAATTGGGGCAAAGTAAAATTGAAGGACTTAGAAAATACCACCGATGGAAAAGACCAATAAACCAACCTTGAAACTGATCATCCCACCGGAGCTGACGTCGCTGAAAAGTGCATTGAAGCGCATTCATCTGTGGCACGGCAGCGATGAGATTGTTCTGAAAGTACCTACGCCTGGGGAGGAAACCTCTTTCCCGATACGCATTGTGATTACCATACCCCTGGAAATGGCAGAGATCGAAGCGCTAAGGGTAGGGGAGGGGAACGAAATGGAAGTAGATTTTGAAAAGTTGCATGTAGTAAAACGGTAATATATTACGGGCATTATGGATTGTGATGAGGCCGGCCACGTTTGTGGCCGGCTTTTTTTGTCCTTTTGTACAGCCTTTGGAGCGGCTAAATTTGGGACATGAACGTGATAGCAGAAGCGGTACGGACGGTATATGCCCAAAAGGGCTATACCTTTTTGGATGATGGTAGCCCCTACCGGCTGAACATTTTCGGGGTGCGCAACTACGGCCCTGCAAACAAGTTCAGTGACTTCTTGTGTGTGTGTTTTCGCAATTCGAGCAGTGAATGGGTTTTAAGGCAGTGGCCGGGCACTACCATGCCCGGCCTTTCCATGCTCCGGGGCCCGGTCAATCCCAAGGGCACTGCCATATTGGTACCTGGGCAATACGTGGATGCCTACAAAAAAGACTTGCACGCGGGAAAGTATGAGGCATTGTGCCAACGACTCAAGCCGGTGCGAGTGTTCCGCGATGCGAACCGCGACACGCAGTACGATCTTGACCCGGCCACCATACAGGAAGGTATGTTTGGCATCAACATCCACAAAGCAGGTACGCTCACCGAATCGGTGGATAGATATAGTGCCGGCTGCCAAGTGTTCCAGCGGGAAGCAGACTTCAACTTGTTCATGCTTATTGTGGATGCTGCGATCAAAAGAGAATCTACCTCCTTCACTTATACTCTGTTTGAAAAAAGCGATTTCACATGACGCCTCCGTTGCCGCCAAAAGACATCCAGGCCAGTGTTTCCAAGTGGATATTGCCGGGGCTACTGAGCCTCCTGGTAGGGGTACTTTCCTTCCTTGCCCAGGATATACGCAACGATGTGGCATTCATCAAAGAGAAGGTGACGGAGCTGGCGCTTGGCCAAAGCGAGCTCCAGACCAAGAACACTTACATTGAGCAGGAACAAAAAGAACTTAACCAATGGCTCGACGAGCTGGATAAGCGCGTACAAGAGCTCGAAAAACTAAAATTGAACAGATGAAAACCAAATCTCCCCTGCAAAGCAGGAATTTTTTCGTGAGCATTGTCAGCCTTATCCTGTTGGCATTCCAGGCCAACAAGATCAACTTCGACATAGGGGCCGGCGAAATCGTGGATGTGATCATGAGCAAAGACCTGGGCGCGATCCTATCGCTGGCCGTGGTAAACCTGATCAACCCTATCATGAAGCTGGCCAGTAAAAGCACTACCTGGGACTGGGGCTTCACCCGAAGCGCCAATTTCTGGACCCAAGTGCTCACCGTTATCTTGGTACTGATTGCAGGCTTTGGTATCCCATTTCCCGAGAATGCCTCTGCCGATCTGATCGCCGCCTGGGCGACGAAGGAGTTCTCCGTGGTCGCGATTGCAATCGTCCTCAACGTCGTCAATCCTCTTTATCATTTCTTCGTTAAGAAAAAGCTTCCAGAAAGCGCGTAGATTTTTGAGCATTTTTCATACTGAATTTGAGTGAGATGGGCGTGTCAGCGCCCATTTCTTTTTATCTTCGGCGCATAAAACCGATACGCTATGAATATGCAGATGGCCTTTCCGATGAAGCGCTACCTCAAAAAGTATTTCTACTGGCGCGAAAACATCCCCTACAATACCATCATTGATTTCACGGTCTACGAAAATAGGGAAGTGTGCATGGTGATGAGCAAGCTGATGGAGGGGAAGATGACCTTCAACGGCAGTGGTGCCACCAACTCAGATGCTTCTGAACAGTACAATGACCACGTACCGATTTCATTCACGATTACGCAGTTCAAGCACAACAAGATTTTTGTATCCGCCCAGGCGATCCGCTTCTTCAATACCTATCTTCAGCGCAACCTCCACGAGATGTTGGTGCAGCGCATATTAGCGGTGCGCAACTACGGCGTGAGCGAAGCGGATGTGATCCACCAGTTTATGGCCGACTTAGATTTGCTCGACGATATCAGTTTTGACGCACTGAAAAAAGGCTCATACCGCCTCCGCAGTGAAAAAAATCTTCCCATCTTCCGTTTAGCGCCCAGTCCTGCCCCGAAATAGCAGGATTAACAGGGGGGTTGGCTACAAGACAGCGACTGGCAGTGTCCTCTAAACCGCTGTCCTTTGGGTTGTGGCCGTGCCGGGCCATTTTTGCCCTATGGCACTGACATCGCTTTCCACTTTTTGCGCCATCAATCTGGGTGGCCTTCAAAAAATCCAGTACGTACCGATCACGTGGGTGGACAAGCCGGCATTTCGCCGGATTATTTCCGGAGCCTGGAACTGGCAGGAAGAAATTCCCCTGTCGGAAGGGCAGTGGATGGAAGCCTTTTCCCTAAGCAACCGGAAAATATGGGATGAAAAGCAGCAACAAACCGAATTTGGGAACTACTTCAGCCAACAAATTACTGGCATACTGCCGGGGATGCGCCCGGAGGTAGCCGGAATTTTGGAGGAAATGACCGGGTATCGCTACATCCTCAAGCTCAACGCCCGGAACCAAAACACCTGGCTGATCGGCTCACCGGATGAAGGGCTGGAATTTTCTGCCGATGGCAGCACCTCTGAGGCCAATGGGCTGAACGCCTATTCCATTTCATGGAGCGGCAACACGGTCAGGAGGGCATACGGCTATGCCCCTATCCTCTAAAGTCCTTTTAAGCCAAAGAAATAGCATAGATTTTTGAGCTATGAACCTACTTCGAAAGATCATTACATCCGCCTGGGCAATCAACCCTACTGCTGCGAGCGCGTACTTGCCTTTTGTGGCCCGCCTTGCCCAGGGCGAAGATGTCACCTTCCCGACGGAGGGCGGCAGTAAGCCATACTTGGTATCGCTCGGCTGGGAAGACGATGATTATGAACACGAGCTACACGTATCTGATGCCGATAGCAATGAAATGAAGGTAGCCGTGTACCCATTGCAAGGCGTGATTCTAAAAGAGGATGGCTGGTGTTCCGTAGGTATCATGTCAATCATGGAAGACATGCGCAAGAATGATGCGAAAGAGAACGTGATAGGGCATGTGCTTCGCATTGACAGCCCTGGAGGGGAGGCGACGTATGTAGAAACGTTCTCGCGTTTCATCCGCAACGAGGTCAAAAAACCCATTCATGCCCATGTATGCGGGATGTGCGGTAGTGCCGCCTACTACATTGCCAGTGCATGTGACAAGATTTACGCGAACGAAGGCAACGACATTGTCGGATCCATCGGCGCGATGAGCTCTTGGTGGGACTACAAACCGATGTTGGAGAAAGAAGGCGCAGTCTATCACATGGTGGTAGCCGATCAAAGCGACCTGAAAAATAAGATATGGACGGATGCGGACAAAGGAGATTACGAAGCGCTCAAAGCCAAGCTCCTTAACCCCGTCGCGCAGCAGTTCATCACTACCGTCAAAGAATTCCGACCCAGCCTGGTATTAGCAGAAGCCTACCGAGGCCAAATATACAATGCGCAAGAAGCGCTCACCATCAACATGATTGATGGATTTGCTACCGAACGGCAGGTGATCGGAAATTTATTCACCATGCAAACCAATCAAATGAGCGCAAAAACTATCGCGGCCCTAAGCGCAGTATTAGGGCACGATCTGGAAAGTGCTGATGGCGGCATATATCTGAATGCCCAGCAACTTGCTGCGCTGGAAGGTGCTATTGCCCAACCGGAAGACTTCACGCATCAGGTACAATCGCTGGACAACCTGAACGACCGGCTCCAAATGGTTTCCGAAAAGCTCGGGGCCATTGAAAAACAACTCCAGGTCGTGGAAACGGAACAGGGCAAAATCCAAGGCAATCTGAGCAACCTGCAAACGCAGTTCGATGCCTGGAAGAAGCAACCTGCCGAGCCTCCCACGGCTGCGTTTATGGCTTCCGACCCGGCGTCTGTCCAAATGGCCGACGCCCTGGATGCCTTCGAGAAAAAAGCAGCCTTGGCGGCAGCCATGTAACCCCATTTTTTTAACCTTTTCAACCAATTGGCTATGCCGCACAGCATATCAATCGAAGAAACCGCAGCCGGGCTGAACCAATTCATGACCCGCTACTCTCCGCAAGTCCACCAGAAGATGAAACAAGGGTTGGAATTCGAAACCTTGATTCCGGTGGTCAATGCTGACTATGCCTACACGGGGCAAGACATCGTGACCAGCAACGTTGTGCAGCCGTATCAGTCCGCGTTCACGCCAAACAATACGGAAGTGTACGACGGAATCGACAACAGACTCCGCCCTCTGAAAGTGGATCTGAGCTTTACCGCCGAACAGCTCGAGAAGTTCTTTTCCCGCTGGCAGGCCGGATGGTTCACGCCTGATCCAGAGCAGACGCGACCGCTGTATGCCGCTTTCATCATCAACAACTTCATCATTCCCCAGGCATTGGAAGACCTCAACCGCGCATCTTGGGCCGGTGAGTATGCTGCTCCAACGCCGGGCACTGCTGGCAATTACTTGGCCTCCGTGGATGGCTTCAAAAAAGGAATCGCCACGCAAATCACTGCGGGAAGGATCGAACCGATCACGGTCGGGTCGGTTTTCGGCAGCGATATGGTGGAGTATGTACGCGAGTTTTGCGGCCTCATTCCGGAGCCATACCGCTACAAGCAGGGCAAAATCTTCATGTCTAAGACCAATGCCCAGGCGTATGCGGACAAGTACCAGGTCAAGTATCCCACGAGAATCGTCACGGAGGCCAGCCCTGATCAGCTCTACCTACGGGTGGACCACTTCAACAAAACGATTGTAGGGGTGACCGCGATGGAAGGCTCTAATCGGATTGTTTGTGTGTTCGACAATGCGCCGAGCATGATCTACGGGACCCGAACGGGATATCCGCAGTACTTTCAGTTCCGCTTTCAGCCGTTTGACCGCGTACTCAAGTGCATGGCCGAAATCTACCGTTTCTACGGTTTTGAAACCTGCCAGCACCTGTATGTGTCGGACCAGGTGTAACCAGTTTCTCCACCCTTTCAAACTCAAAACATGTCAAAAGAACGCACGGCTCAAAGTAGCAAGACCCCGGAAGTACTGGAATTGATTCTGGAAAAACCGGATGATCCCACCCCTGTAAAAGTACAGGTAGGCTATGATCCAACGATTCCAAAAATCAGGATCAAGCAGGGTGTGCTGGAGCCCAAGTTGTTGTTCCGAATCGCCATGGAAAAAGTCTTGACTGAGGAAGAAGCTGCGCGATGCCCGCTAATGGCCAACATGGGCAAAGAAGACGCCTTGGCCATGATAGGGGAAGCAGCCAGTGTAAAAGCTGGTTGGCTGCTCTTTTACTAACCGGGGCTTTCACCCCACATTAATCAAAAGATGAAATCAAAGATTATCTTCCTACTTCTTTCCGCCATACTGTGTGCCGCTTTCTCGCCACAAGCTAGCGCGCAGGTAAACGATGGGAGGTTCGTGGCGTTTAGCCTGGACACTTTCACCAACGCCGATACCATTGCGCTCAACTTCGACAAAAACGTGTGGGACCTGGACAAGTACGATCGTACTTTCCAGCTCGCGTTCACGAAGATCAGCGGCACTACCAGCGCTACCTGCCTGGTGCAGGAAACGATGTATAGCGCGGGTACCGACTGGATCACGACCGATACGATTACCTTCGGCAACGCGAGCTCTACGGTATTCGACACGGCAGATCTTACCGGCGTAAGGTTGCGATTGTACTGCACCAGTAGTGGCACAATGAGCGCAAGCCTGAAAGGCATGTTGCGCGTGCGAAGGAAAAAATTCTGATAGCAGCTCAAATCCCCACTAATCATGGCAGTAATACAATCGCTGATCCGGCAATGCGGGTCAAACATCCCTCCTGGCATACAGCTTACCGCATGGTTTACCCTTGCCGGTGAGCTCGCAGCTTGGCCGGAAACAAAAGAGCAAGGAGGTGGCACGGCACAAGGAGATTCCAAAATTCTGGATGAACCTTTCAACTTCACCGGTGCCCCTACAGGAAAAGGCTTCTGGCGCAAACTCAACATCCTCACGGATACGGGGAACGTCAGGGATACACTCGAGGGGGAAATCGGTGGCCAGGGCTTTGTGAATAGGCTCGAGTTCTTCGTACTCGGTGCCAGCGCCGCGCAACGGGAATTCGCCGACCTGGTCGCCGCCAATGCCGGATGTCTGATTTTCATGGTGAAAACCAAATCCGGCGAGCACGTAGTGGTCGGCAACAAAGACAACCCGTGCTTCGTGGAAGCTTCTGAAATGGCGCTTGGTGCCACGAATGGCGACCGGGTAGGCACGAGCTACACCTTGTACGCCAACACGGGGTATACTTGCCCCATTTACGACGCCGCAGAACACGGGATAGATGAAACGGCCAACGCCTAACCTGCTCCCTGATGAAGTTGCCCAGGAATACGAACTGGTCAACTGGACGGGGGGAGCCGTTCAAAATTTTGGGCGGTTTGGCCTTGTGAATCTGAACACACTTACCCTTGCTCAGGCAAGGCAGTTGCACGCCAAAGGCTTTTCCAAACTACAGGTTCGAAAAAAGCCCAAGGCCAAAGTGATGGACGAAACGAATCAAAGCGTGTAAACCTTAGGACTTGGATTTTTCACTTAACCCCGCCGAATGGTGGGGTTATTTGTTTGTGTATGGTCGAACGTGAAATAGAAGCATGGCTTTCTTTGCCAGGGTCATTTGCGGCTGGGGTAGATCTGATCAGGCGATCAGGTGGAAGCCCAAACATGCAGCGGTATGTGGAAGCGCTGCAAAGGGCGTATCTTCCGCCAGGCATACGCCAAATGTTGGAAGCAGAGCTACGGGCACTCTTTCCCGCCGTTACGGTATCTGCCCAACAACTGCCCCTTCAAGCAGCATCCAACGAGCCCGAGCCGGAAAGTGTCACCAGTCTGCGCGAGCAAGGGAAAGCACTGAAAAAACGGGAATCCTTCCTCCACGCGCAAATGGTAATACTCAGCCAGCAGGGTCTATCGCCCGAAAGGAGAGAACAGCTCTACGCCCTGGCACACGAGCTCATGGAGATCATCGAGCCTCAGCTCGACATCATCTATGAAGCGATCAAGGATTACGACAAAAACGGGAAAGTGCCTTTTTCTGAAAAAGAAAAAGTAGTGCGCGAAACGGTCGAGAAGATCAAGAAAAGGGATAGCGTCATCAGCCAGGTGTACCGCTTGCGAAAACAGCTCAAACAGGAAGGGCTAACCCAGGAGGAACAGGACCAACTGGCCAGCCAACTGGCGGTAAAAGAGGCGCAGCTTCAACAATTGGATCAAGAACTTTTAATCGAAAATGTATGAGCAGAATTCCAGGCGATAGCCCAAAGAATGTCGAACAAGTAACCACGAAAAAGCTGACTTATTTCGAGCGCATACAGCGCATGTTTCGGAATGAGATCGAGGAGTCCGATCTGAGTGAGGATGAGCGCAAGTACCTTTTCGCCGTACGTATGGCGTATGGGATGATGATGGAAGCGCATTCAACCTCCTACGTTGTAGGAGTTCTCATAAAGGAACATAACGTGGCGCAGCGCACAGCCTACAACATCATCAACGACGCCCAGCGCATCTTTGGGCAGATACAGCAGACGCATAAAGAATTCGCCAGGATACAGGCGATTGAAATGGCAAAATTCTTGTGGGCTACAGCTAAGCGCCGGCAAGACGTGAAAGGCATGAACAAGGCCCTGGAAAACTTTATCCGGGCAACGGGTATTGACCGCCTGGATCCTGATCTGCCCGACTTTGAGCGGCTCGCGCCCAGCCTTAATATCCTGATGCTGCCGGAAGGCATGGAAGAGATGATCAAGGCCATGCTCACCAAAGGCGTGGTCAACCTTAACGCAACGCAAGAGGCAGAGTATGTTGAGCTACCCGCAACAAATAGCGATCAAGGCTGAGATAGATCGCCTACACCGCCGCAACTCGGCAGACTATGAAAGCCTGATCAGTCAGATTGAAAGCCAGACAATGAAACGCAAAGTGGTGCTCAATGTGCCACAGGTAGTGGCTTCGCTGGCCAGGCAACGTACTTTGTGCGTAGAGTGGGGGAGAGGCACCGGCAAGACAACCATGTATGGATACCGGTGGGCACAGATTGCTGCCGAAATGCCCCGCAGTACGGGGCTTATGATCGGTCCTACCTATCAATCCATCCTGACGCGAATCGTGCCCTCTCTGGTCGCTGGCCTGGAGCTTTTCGGGCTGTACAAAGATCTTCATTACTTCATCGGCAGAAATCCACCACCGGGCTGGAGAAAAAGCTGGACGCGTGCCTATCAGGCTCCGGAGAGGGTAGATCATTACATCCAATTCTGGAATGGCATGGGGGTACACCTGATCAGCCAGGATGTCGCCGGCGACGGGCGCGGCCTTAACGCCGATTGGCTGGCAGGCGATGAAGCCGCATTGCTCAGCTATGAAAAAATACAGCAGGATTCTGACCCCACCCTGCGCGGTACCAACAAAGCTTTTAAAGGATCTCAGTTCTTCGGCTCGCGATTCTTTTCAAGCTCCACGCCGCTGACTCCCGAAGGGCAGTGGTTCGTGGACTACGAGACCAAAGCAAGGCAGATGCCTGGACAGGTGGCCTTCGTTTCAGCGACCTGCGAGCACAACCTGCACAACCTCCGGGAAGGCTACCTAAAAGAAGCGGAGGAAAACTCCTACGCACAGTGGATATTCAACGCCGAGTACAAAAACATTCGACCCAACTTCACACGGAACTCTTTCTATTCCTTGCTGGACATTAAGCGGCACCTCTACAGTAACTACAACTACGCGCACTACCAGGCGATAGGCCAGGCCGTTGATTGCAGAGGCGATGCTGACTTAATCTCTGGCGTTCCGCTCATCCTGGGTATTGACTGGGGAGCCTCGATTAACTGTCTCACGGTGAACCAATACCTACGATCCATCAATGAGTATCGTACCCTGAAAAGCATGTATGTGCTCGGGGATGAGAAAAAAATACAGGATGACCTCTTCAACGATTTCATGGAGTACTATCAATACCATGAGCCGCGTGAAATCGAAATGTGGTACGACAACACCGGCAACCAGCGCACTGGCAACACCAGCCGGACGCGTGCAGAGCAGGCACGCGACCAGCTCACCAGGAGAGGGTGGAAGGTCAGGCTGATGACTACGGGCGTAACCAACCCGCAGCATGGGCTTAAACACCTGCTGTGGGAAGCAATACTGCGAGAGCAGGACAAGAGCTTGCCCAGGTACAAGATGAACAAGGACAACTGCAAAGAGCTGTACTTATCCATGCGCAATGCAAAAGCGATTACCGGGCGAATGGGGGAGACGAAGAAGGATAAAAGCGCGGAACGGTCTGGGCGTATCCCCAGGCAGGAAGCTACTGACCTATCAGATGCCAACGATGCCGCATTGTTTGGTAAGTTCTATGCCTTGTTGCGCTTCCGCAACACATCGCTGCCCGATCCGAAAGTAACCCGATCGTAGCATATATCCGTAAAATGGGCCTTGTTCTCTGAATTGCACGACAGGCGCAGCCGTGGGCGGATCCGTGAAATACATGCAATCATATTGGAAATACTATGATTAACAAACACTTGCGCAAAAACAACAACACATAATGTTTGCAAAGCCAACCTGGGAAGGCTGTCCTTTTAGGTGCACGTCTAATACCGCAACTTTACGCTATAAAAATACCGGATGCGCCAAGCTGATTTATACAGGAAATACTTCTTGCACCAGTGCGAGTCGCACCCTGATTTGTTACATGCTGCCACTACTGGTAGTAGGGTATTCCAAACCATCGGCGTAGAGGAGGCGCTGGGTGACTTCCGTGCCGGAGCCAAAGAAAAAGGCGTGATTTTCCGGCTCATTGATTATACCTATGTAATATCGGATGGGGGGTCTCCCAGTTCCCAAATACAGAAGGAGATACAGGGTGGCTTTATCGTGGCCAAGTATTTCTCGAACCGGCAAGGCGGGCAAAGTGAGATGTACGATGCAATGGATGCCGCAGAGCGCATCACGGATGAAATCCTGGAGAAGATGATAGCGGATTCGCACAACGGGCATCCGCTGTTCAACTTCAGCCTGGACTCACAACAAGAGTTCCAGGTCAATCCGATAGGGTACATTGGCGATACCAGTTATGTGGGGTGGATGGCCCTTTTCAAATTTTCCAGCCATTGGCGAAACTGCCTTTCGGATGAGTCTGCTCCGGCGTGGCTTGACGATGGCGTAACACCCCATGAACTATGATTAGCTTAGTCACCCAGCCGGCGGCTATCAGCTTGAGCCGGAATCCAGTCATATACACCGTTCGCTGTGTGGATGCCTCTGGCAATCCATACGGACCGGTGCCGCAACAGGCCAGGATAAACACTTCCTCGTATTTCAGCCTACAGGTGGGAGATACCATTGTTTTGTCCTGGGAAGAAGAAGACGGATCGGAAAGTGAAGTCACCTTTACCGCAGTGGCCACACCGGTATCCATAACGGAAATCCCCTCCGTGGCTACGTCCGGATACGTGACGTATTCAGCGTATTGGACCGATGTGGCTGAAATCATCAATGCACATCACAAGGTGCGCCCGCACTTTGAAGTGAGTTACGAGAACATACCGGGCGTAGGGATCCGCATCATTGCCACGGCGATAGACCAGGCTACAGGTACATTCGAAAACAGCAGTATTTCCAGCAGCTACAAGACCTACACGACGATCGCTGCGAGCCCTACCAATTTGCCGGATGGTCATCAAGTACTGGTGGATGTATTTGTAGAGCGCGTGGATGTAGGTTACGTAAAAGTGGGCAGTCTTTCCGAAACAGCCGGTCCCGAAGGGTACGCCAGTTTTGATATCCAGGATTTTCTCGAGAGCGAATTGAACCTGGTCGATTGGAACGAAATGGTTCCTGACTTTAACTCGACCGACTTATACATAGCCGACACTATCCGGAATTACTACATAAGGTTTCGAGAGGATTTCGAAAACATGCCGTCGGTGGCTTGGCAATACACCGAACCCAAAAAAGCTATGCGCGGCGGGGTATCGGAAACTATGCCGGAAGGCTTCGATTTCTTCACGGAGCTGAACGCAACCAACAGCCTGATCTCGCAGATGCCGGATACCTGCTACATAGAGAGAAGCCAACCAGTATACATTGCCTGGTACAACTACGACAGCACAAGCAAGATTGCAGAAATCGAGCTGACGAAAATATTTGAGGACGGCACTACTGAGGTCACAACCCAATACCCGCTCAACGGCGTGCTGGTGGATCCAGGAAACACAGTGGTGATACCGGTTGGATATACCCAATTAGGCATAGATGATAATACGGTGGTGGGGTACACGGTACAGGTCGTGAACGTAGGCCTTAACCAGTATCTTAGCCAGGTCAAGACCTACTGGCTAAACCGCGCCAAGCGCTATTCCTTGCGCTATCTGATCTATCTGAATGGCTTCGGCGTGCCCGAGACTATTCCCTGTATAGGGGCTTTTTCCACAGAGCTTCAGGTAGAGCGCTTTGTATCCAACAACGTGTACACATCGCCGAACGGTCTACTGGCCAAAAACACCCAGTACTATCAATCCTACCAGAACATATTCACCTATCGTACTGGGTACATTACCCGAAAAGAAAGCATTGCCTTGCAGGTCATGCTGATCTACAACCGACTGTGGGATACCAGTGATGAAGAAAACGTACCGCTGATATTGCTCGATGATAAATTCAAGGTTTGGGATACCATTGATTTCCTCAGCACTTTCCGCCTAAACGTGTCCAGGGCAATCGGATCCAAAACATTCGATTCCGGATGGCTCACGTCCACTGGTAATTTCTGGGCTACTCCAGAAGACGAAATCTGGCTAAACGCATAACCATGGCAAAAGAGTACGCACACCTTTTTCCGATTATTTCATCTATCACCCGCACTACGCAGATATACACGCAGCGCCGATCGAGCGCTGAGAGTCCAGCCAATTATCGCTTTACGGTGGAAGAGTTAATGGACTTCCTATCGGCAGAGTTTGGATTGCTCTACGTACACGGGGAGTACGATAGCGATGAAGCTGCCGGTATCGCAGGCTGCGATATAGACCAGGTGTACGAGCTAAGCGCATCAAATATTTACGGTTTGCCAGAAGGAACTTTAAAACGACGCAAATGAACCTACCAATTCGCCTCAAATATCTTGGGACCTTACTCCTGCTTTTGGCGTCATTCTTCAATGCCAACGCACAAGTCATTAAAGGGGCAGGGGTAATCTATTTCGATTCCGTGCCCAACGTGAACGCAGCTCTTTCCGGATCTGAATTGGCATACTCCATCAAAATGAAGAAAGTATTCCGATGGAACCGGCAAGGCAACACTTGGGTCGAAATATCCTCCGACACTACTTCGCTATCCAATCGGATAGACTTGAAGCGAGACATAGCTTCTATCATTCCTATTGCAAAGGGGGGAACTGGAGATACCACAGCCTCCGGAGCGCGGAGCAACCTGGGCTTGGTAATCGGTACGGACGTGCTTGCCCCCAATGGCAGTGCGGCGAACCTTACGAATTTCCCGACGCTGAACCAGAATACAACCGGCACAGCATCCAACGTGACGGGCACAGTGGCCATTGCCAATGGGGGTACCGGGGCAACCACGGCCACCGCAGCGCGGAGCAACCTGGGCTTAGCAATCGGTACAGATGTATTGGCCCCCAACGGCAGCGCAGCGAACCTTACGAATTTCCCGACGCTGAACCAGAATACAACAGGTACAGCGTCCAACGTGACAGGCATAGTGGCAATTGCCAATGGCGGCACCAATGCGACTACAGCCTCCGGAGCTCGGAGCAACCTGGGCTTAGTGATCGGTACAGACGTACTGGCACCTACCGGCAGCGCAGCGAACCTTACGAATTTCCCGACGCTGAATCAGAATACAACAGGCACAGCGGCCAATGTGACGGGCACAGTGGCAATTGCCAATGGTGGTACCGGCGCGACCACGGCCTCGGGAGCTATCAATAACCTTCTGCCATCTCAAACTAGTAATGCCACTAAATATTTACGTACCGATGGTACCAATGTTTCTTGGGAGACGGTGTCTGGAGGCAGTGGTACAGTAGGAGGTGCAGGCGATGTAAATAAGATTCCAAAGTGGACTACGTCCTCAATATTAGGCAATTCAATTATTACAGAAGATAATGGGAAAATAGGTATAAACACGTCGCCATTGTCAACAGATAGTATGCTAACTGTAAACGGCGGCGTCGCTGTCAATAGTGGTATGCGGGTTGTAAATGGACCTGTGAGTTTTACACACACTAAATCTAATAGTATAAGTTCCGCAGCTATAGGACTTTCTGTTACATCGCAACCAGTAGAAGGTGCTAATAATAATTTTGGATACGACGGTATAGTTATTACAGCGCAGACTGGCGCTGATACATTTCTTTATGGAGGTGCATCTACAGCAGGTGTCAATGGTTCTAGGATACGTGCATTTCATAGAGCAAGTAGCTTGTTAAATACTCTAAACGGAGTAAACCTTGTAGCTAGAAACATAGGCTCTGGTACAGTTTCAAATGCACAAGGCGCATTGTTCTTAGTCGGTAATGCTAGTGTATCAGGTTCAGCTGGTACTGGTACAATTACAGATGGAAGAGCAGCTACTTTTACTATAGCAAATTCAAATGGTGCCACGATAAACACTGCATATGGTATAAATATAGGCATCTCAAATAGCAGTGGTACAGCCAATAGTATTGGAACTGCTTACGGTATATACTTATCACCTACGACTGGAGCTACCAATAGTATCACAAACGCGTATGGTATATACATGCCAACTGCATGGGGTAGTCCTGCTACAAATAAATATACTATGTATTTAGACGATGCAAATTCGCCTGTCTACATGGCGTCTAATGTTGGCGTAGGCACATCTTCACCATCTGCAAAATTACACGTCAATGGAAGTTTTCGAGTATCTGATGCAGCATTAGCGGCTACTCCTGGGTTCAATGCCACACGTATTGCAGCAGTAGATGATAACGGTAATCTACGCTCTATAGCAATTGGTAATGGGTTAGCGCTAAATGCAAGTACTCAAACATTAAGTGCAACAGGTGGTACCGCAGGAACAGTGACAGTATCTGGAACACCAGCAACAAGTCAAGTGGCAGTATGGGCTAGTGCCAGTGCTATTGGAGGTCAAGCATCGTTGAATATTAACCAGGGCGGCACCGGTGCCATCACAGCCTCCGCAGCTCGAACTAACCTGGGCTTAGTGATCGGAACAGACGTACTGGCCCCCAACGGCAGCGCGGCAAGCCTTACGAATTTTCCGACGCTGAACCAGAATACAATCGGCACAGCATCCAACGTGACGGGCGTAGTAGGAGTTGCCAACGGAGGTACCAATTTTTCCTCTTACACCACTGGCGACCTACTCTATGCCAGTGGTACCACCACCCTCGCAAAGTTATCCGCTTCCACCGCTGGTCGTGTGTTGTTCACCAACGGAGCAGGTACGGCACCATCCTGGGGAGACTTAGGCACAGCCGTTACCGCAGTGGCTACACCCAGCGCAATATCCGGCAGCACCGCCGTAACCTTCAACGCATCGAGCAAGCCGGTGGCGATATTTCGCCAAGCTACCAGTAGCGGGGCAACTACCACTATTACATCGGTTACGATCAGCAATCCTGTTTCGGGAGGCACATATTCAATACATCTGCCTACGCCTACGGGTCCGGCTAATCAGGTTCAGGTCAACTGGCCCACTACTACTCCAGCTTTCAAGGATTTGGCGCTAAGCAATCTGGGAACTCGCTATTACACTACTGCAACTATAATTACCTGCTATTATGATGGTACGGATTTCATCTGTAAGTAGCCTTCTGCTTTTCTGCTTTATCACACATGCACAGTCGCTTTTTTGGATGCCTGAAAGCGTATATGGCACAGAGGTAAATGCAATTGTAGCAGCAGCCAAAAATAATGGCATAGCTCTTCCCAGCGAATACACCTTGCGATGTATGCAGCGCTTGATTGACTCGCTGAAACAGGATGGGCACTGGGCAAATATATCGCAACTGTACTGCTTCGAACACGACGCGGCAGAACCATTCAACCGTATTGACTGGAAAAATCCAAGCAATACCAATGCCTTGGTTACGTCCAATACCGCCACGTATGCTCAGACGGATCCGTATATCCAATTCCAGCGTAATACCGGTATTCGGCGCAACACATCTTCTCCATACCTTGGGTATTATACCTTCGGGTACAGCCCTGAAAGCAAAAGTGCCGTGACGTTGGGCGTAGTACTGGACAATGCAGCCTTGCAAGCTACGTCAGGGGCTTTCTTCGGCACTACGATTGGCAGCATCAATGCATCTTCGCAACGTGCTGGTACGGAGTTAGAGAAAATACCGAATAGCACCGGATTCCGAGGCATCATTAATTCAGTGCATACGGCACAAAGTAGTTACCCATCCATTACCGTAGATAACACCGGTAGCCATACGCGTGCTATTTCAATTTCCAGGAATAGTAATTCAGTGGCACTGAGCAGCAACGGATCCGTCAACTCAAGTACTAATAATTACAGTAGTACCTATGCTGGATTCTATTCGATCATGACCTCCACTTTTTTTGATTCCAATTCAATACCCTATGACAACCCATACACTGGGCTGAATTGGATCAAATTTTTTTGGATAGGCTCTACCAGTGCCACGGCCAATACCCTTTGGCCGTACTTTAATGAATATTCGAAATGGATACCATAACCAAACCTTTCAGATATGAAGTATTTTCTCCTCAGCATGATGATCTTGCTGCAAAACTTTGTGTTCGCCCAAATCGGCGACATTGTGAAAGACTCCTTTTGGATCACGCAAAGTGGCTATACCATTACCACTACCACGGGCCAAACAAAGCAATCGTGGGAGTACATCAAAAACGTGTACTTCGAATACGACAACCTATATACCGAGGGGAAAGGTGAACCAATCGGTGATTCAGCCAATGCTGTAAAAACATTGGTAGCCTGGCAAATTGAAGAAATAGACCTACATGCGGAGCTCACGGCCAGGTCTATGGAGAAACCCCGATTGATCAGAAACTGGATTGAAACCAACAAGGAAATGCAACGCGTGGGCTTGGCTCCTCTTGAAACTGTAATTCAATCGCGCTATGAGCGTGATTTCATTGGAGCTGCAAAGGTACGTGTGAGCGGTGGGAACTGGCAAGAGGCTGACATAGTGAAAGCCGCCAATGGAAATCTACGCTTGCTGTATGGAAACCAAGGTTGGCGCATCACACTTTTTTCCAGTCGGCTGATCAGGCTCAACGCTTGGCCCACTACCGGGAAATCAGTTGATCTTTACCGCCTCCGCCCTGGGTATTTCTCCTCTTATGACCGCGACATTATACTGAAATTAGAATGATAGCACTTGAGGTTGACGGCCAATTCATTGACATGCCGCAAGGCTTATCGCTGAGCTTTACGGCGGTAAGCCCTTTGTTCGACTTGGAACGCATTGGACGGGCGTACAGCTTCCCGTTTCGGATACCGGTCACGCCGAACAACAACAATATTTTCGGGCATATTCACCGCCTAAATGTGTCGAGCGCAAAAAGGCGATATGCGGCCAAACTTTACGTCGGCAATATGCCTACCTCTATGGTGCTATTCCAAACCGGATATGTCGTAGTTCAGGACAGGAGCGAAAATGAAATTGAAATTTCCTTCCAGAACAACCAGATTGCATGGCTGGAAGACATGAAACGCACACGCCTCAAAGACTTGGATATCCCCGTCACTGTACCTGGGGCTGACTATAAGCCTTTCGTTGGCCTATCTGTGGTCAACGTAGAGGACCCAGTAGGCACTGAGACCATGTATATAGAAGTCAATGGCAATCTCTACGAGGCTTTGTATCCTGTACCTGACGCAATCATTGACGGGATCAATGCTGACTTTCCGGGGCTGGCCTACCACTATACCGATACGGGGCCTAAGATCACCATCATGCTCGACCCTAACGCGGTGGATGAACTGCTGATCAACCTAAACCCAACTATATCCGATCCAAGTGTGATCACGGTTTTCTTTTACCCGGATAGCGTGGAGACAGAACGCGAAGAAGAGGTTAAGGCGGCGTACCTGGACTACCTGAACAGCGTGCTTGCTGAGCCCGACACACACGT